TCAATGGTCCAATTCTCACCTCTTTGAATATATACGTCATCACCAAGTAATTTCATTATACATTACCTCCTGTCAATTGTGCTGCATTTGAACTTGAAGTTCTTTTTGTTTCTGCACTATTCTTTTTATTAGTATTATTTACATTAGCAGCATGTGTTCTACCATTTCCTTCTGGACCACTATTAGCACGAGCACCACCTCTTTGTTCACCTTGTTGAGACAACATTTTTACTGCCATGTCTAATACTTCAGGACTTTGCATTAATGCTTTTTCTAAATCTGGAGGTAAATGATTTTCTGTCTCTTTTATACCTGCTAATACTAACTTAGCAAGAGGGTATTGTAAACTTTTCATAATATTCCAATAAAGCTTTTGTGTTCTCGGGTCTTGAACATTACCCATAGTTCCCATTGAAAATTGTTGTAAAGTTTCTTGCCACATTTGTACTCGATTATTTGACAAAGTAGCAGCAGGGTCTGTACTATAAGCAAAATCGTCATTATAATAAATATTACCATTTTTATCTTTACGTAAAAACATATATTTATTCCACATCATTTCTTCTACTTCACCATTAGGTAAAGTTTTGACAAATTTACGAGTCTCATCGCTGAATGCTAACAAATATTTTAACATCAAATCATATACTTCTGAAAATGATGCTGCTTTTGTAATTCGTAAAGATTCAAGTCTACCAGCTGAACGTGCAGCACTAAATTCTTTTGCTTTACCAGAAATAGCAGTTGTATCTATTTTACCTTGAAAACTCTCTGTGACTCCTGATGCTGAACGTGCATTTTGATAAAATAATTGTGAAGCATTTACATCTTGTGATACATCTGCAGCAACCTGTATTACTTTTATCATATTTGCTTCTTCAACACTACGAACTCCAAGAAGTTTAAAGGTATCATCTTTGTCACCCATTTTTATCTTATCAGGTTTAGTAACAACTGCACCAGATTTCATAACCTTTTCTTCAGTTTTTGTTAAAATCTTATTAATACTATCTTGCATATCTAATAAAATATAACCTACTTCAGACACTCCATACAATGACTCTAAAGAACTAATACTAACTCTAGGAACAAATGGAAGTTGTCTAACTCTATAAAAAGGAATTTTTGTACCTGCTTCTAAAAATACTTCACTTCTAGCAATATCTGTAGGGTCATCAGTCTCACCTGCTTCATAAGGATTGATTAATCGTTCTAAGTTTTCTGATAATTCTTCTTCTACTGCATTTTCATATATAAATTGTTTACTACCACAAACACCACAATTCTCAGCAAGTGGAACTGTTGCGCCACACTTTTTACATTTACGCAATTTACGTATTTGCCAATCTTCGTCCCAAGAAATTACTTGTTGACTACTTGCTGCATACATAAATCTACCAATTATACCATTTTGGTTTTTATAATAATAAGTAATTACTTTAGCAGTATTATTACCACTAGAGTCTGAAAGAATTAATCTACCATACAAATCATATATAGTTGCTAAACTAATTTCTTTTATTTCAAAGCAATAATTCATTAATTTATAATTAATACATCCTGGTTCTGGAACTACCTGATCGGCTAATAATACTTCTACTCTTAAATCACCACTACGTTCATGTGTACTATCTAGACTGTCCCAACATATTTTATACCAACTAGTTCCATCAATATATGTTGCTCTCTCAGCACGGTCATTTTCTTTTTCCGTTAACATTCTGTCCATTTCAAACTTTAAATAATTTTCAGTGACATCGACTAAGTCAATATCTTCTAAACGTCTAGGTGTAAGTCTAGGCATAGGTATTGTATTATCAATTTTACTCTCAACTAATTCAAATATTACTTTTTGTAATTGTTTACTCTTACGAGTACTTTCTTCACCATTGGTTTTATTTAGTGCATTTAAAGTTCCTAAATATGCTTTTCTCCACTTTTCTAAATTACTTGGTTTTACATAATCAATACTATCTCTGGCTGCTTTTGCAATACTAAAAAGAGAATTTACCTTTACAACCATTATATTCTCTTCTTCACTATTAGTATATCTTTCTCCAAGTTGGTGTTGGAGATATAAGTCTATTCTGTCCATTTACATACCTCCATCTCTGTATTCTTCTGGAGCACCATAAGTCTGTATAAATTTTTCTTGTTGTATAGGTGTCATCTGCTCAAAGTCTTCCCACATATCTGGATACCATTTTGTATATCTAATATATCTATGTTCCATTTTAGGTGTCTCGCCAGTTATAAGTTTTATTAATCTAATAGTACCTTGTGTATCTTCATCAACCATATCATCATGTTTACCATAAGGAAAAGATTTATGTTGCTGAATTACTTTCTCTCTAGCTGTCATTGTTGTTTTTACATGCCAATCAACTTCTTCTTCATCTAAATCATCAGCAATATAATAATTACCTGCATCAACAAAATGTGTTATAGCTTGTGCTCTAGATACTTTACCACCCATAGGATTTACAGATACAACAGGTGGTATTCCTTCTATATAGAATAAAGTATCTACAATAGCTGGACCATTTGCTTTATCTTCAATTACTAATTCATCAATTTCTGGAAACATTTTAGTTAAATTTTTGATTTTTGTAATAGTTTCTGTAAAAGTTAATCTTTTGTTTACCTGATGATACAAATAAATACCACCTTCATAAATTCCTCTAATGCCAATAGCAACAAAATCGTTTTCTTCACCACCTTTAAAAGTTCCATCAACTGACATCTGAAGATACTCAAACTTTTTACGCTTTTTTATTTCTTCTGATGTAAGTGAATCTCTATCTTTTTCTAATACAAAATCACTTTTCTTAAATGACTTGTATGAAGTAGAGTCAAACATATTACCTGTTGCTGAAGTAGGTCTTCCTTGATACAAAGATGACCATACTCTTGTTCCTTCAGCTGCAATTACAATTGCCTTTTTACTTCTTAACCACTCATTTGTGTTTGCAATTTTACTTGGAAGTTCTGGGTCTCCTAAATGCTCTCCCATCAATGAGTCACCTAACTTACGACCAAGAGGGTCTGGACCTTCTGCTAACGCCTCTTCGTCATACTCACATGGTAAATTTACGTCTTTCCACACAAATTCTGCCCAATTTTCCTTTATAAAGCCAATAACATCGTTTTCTACCCATCTAGTCTGTATAACTATCAATTTACCACCAGGGTAAATACGAGATTGCACAGATGGACCCATTTCGTTCAAAATACTCTTTATAACTATTTCTGAACTTGCCTCTTTTGCATTCTTAATTGGGTCATCTATGATAAAAAGCTCGGCTCCATAACCAGTAATACCGGCTTCAAGACCACCAGCACGACAACGACCTCCACTCTCTGTGGCCCAAAGCTCAGATCGTTGTAATGACAGGTCAGGATTCTGATTAAAAATCATAGGTGCATATCTATTAAACTTATCTCTACAAATTTTGTTAAAACCCTCAGCAAATGTACTCTGATAAGAACAAATAATTACCTCACCTCTAGGATTATTACCTAAAAACCATACAGGAAGTGTCTCAGTTATCATATAAGACTTTCCATGTCGTGGCGGAACGGACAATAAAAGTATATCTAACGCTTTACCACTCTTATGTGCAAGAAATTCTTGTACTAAAGAAGTTACATATTTATGAAATTTAGTCATACAGAACCCTTCGTTCACATAACTTACAAAAGAAGGGTAGTCTTTTATCAATTTACGCCGTAATAATTCGCCTTCAATACCTTCAAAGTTATTTATACTCATTTTTAGGTGTTACCCTTTCATCTTTAAGCTCAAAAGTTATGTCTGTATTAACTATTATCTCACAACCTTCAATTTTTTTAGTCTCGTCAGTATACACATCTTTCACTAAAATCGTATCTTTAACTATTGTCTTTGTCATTTTTTCCCTCTTTATGCGCAATAAGTGCTTTTTGCATAACTTCTAACTCTTCGTCACTATATTCTTCTAAAGGATTTGCCACAGAAATTTTTTGTTTAGTCTCATCAATAGGTTTTGCACCCATACTGTCACGTCGCGCAATATAAGACGACGCATTATGCCTAGAATAATATTGCTGACAGGCTTCCATCATTTCGCCTTCAGTCGGTAAGCGAGAGAGTCCTTGAGATTTAAGTTCTTCTAACAAATGTTGCCATATCGCTATTTCTACTTGACTGGATGGCAGCAAATTTCCATCTTTATCAAGTACTTTTATCGGTTCTATAGCCGGTTTGGCATATCTGCTAACAACTTTATCTGCCCACATCTGTCTTGCGTGCTTTGGGTTTTTGTATAAAGTTTCGAACTCTCGTTGCTCTCTAATTTGTTTGTTAGTAAGCTCCATACTAAATACCTCCTATTATTATATTATATCTAAAAATAATAGTTTTTATTCACTATTTTTCTAAAATTTTTTTGGAATTTTATACTTG